ATTGATTTCATTCCTTCAATTTCTTTTGTAAGTTTTTCATCAAGTGGTTTGTCATCCCGACCTGGCGTAACTTTATATTCTGTATTCATTCCAGAGCCAGTTTTTGTGATGATCAAATCATAAGGAGGTATTCGATCATAGCCATATTGACTGCTCTTTGAAAGCTCATCAATTTGTTTAACAATTGACCAACCCAATTCAGCGATTTGAATTCGCTTTAAATTTACATTGTAAACATAACAAACAAAACGATGTACTAATCTTGCATCTTTATTTGACTTGAGATTATCATCTGCATTTTGCTCATAAACAGGTGCAATACCTTTACCAAGAAAATACTGGGCTGTATGTACTGGGAGACTTAAAATCCTGATGATGTTTTCGCCATCTTCAAAACGAAAATAATTGCCTCCACTTGAAATGCCAAGTTCACTGGCTTGCTCTTGGATGTTTCCCCAAGAAAGTTTTTGATCACTCATGATATTAATGAGTTAATAAATAAATGTTTCCTGAAGTTCAGGATGTGACCATCAACTAGGATGGCCACGTTCTGAATTCCAATTTTTATAATGACCAAATAATTCCTGCTATTACCATGAAGTAAGTAGCCCTATCCCAACTCTTATCTTTAGTATATGAGAGTGAGACGAACATTGCACCAGCACCAGCAAGAGTTATTATAGCTGTAGATAATTCCATTTTTATTATTGTTATTGTTTGTAAAATGGAGGGCTTAAGATTATAACTCTCCTTCTTCGCAAAGGATGTAGCAAGCATCAAAATTATAATCTGTGTTCATATCAGTTTCCATCCATCTATCAAGACATATTTCTTGGCACTCTGGAGTTACTGTATAACCACCAGGAAGAATTAAATCTTTTTTCTCAACTTCCTCCTCCTCAACAACCACAGGCTCTTCAGCCTGGTCTTCTACAACTTCAACTGGCTCAGCAGTACAGCCAGTTACAAATACGATGGCTAGAATTAAAATAGCTAGCGGTGTGAATTTAGGATTTTTCATAATGTTTTTTTAAATTAATAAGTTATAAATAAATTTACTTTACTGATTTGATAGACATGTACTCACTTTCAGTTATGTCAGTACCGTCTAACAATTCACCTTTGTTTTTTAACAGAGCCTTTGCATATCCTTTGAATGCGAGAACGTCTAGTTTTTCATGTACATAGTCGTCCTTAATGCCAGCTTTTTTGAGTGAGCTAATCACTGCACTTTCATTGCAGACACTAACGTCCTTTTTAACAATGCGTGCGAAGTTATGCGTATCAGTCTTCAAAGACTTCAAGCCTAACTTTGACATCTCTTCAATAAGCTTTGCTTGCACTTCTCTCTTCTCTTCTTTTATTGAATCGAGTAGAGATTTAATTTCTTTTTCTTTCTCCCTTATCCTAGCAAGGGATGCAGCTAGTTTTAATATTTTTTTCATTGGCATATGTGGTTTAATAATTAAATGACAATTTAAACAATGTGTACAGTTCTCTGGGAAAATGTATCTTAGAAGATGTGAGCAACTGTTTTTTTTCATTTCAATTTTAACGACTTTAATATTTCATTCCAAAGCTCATTAGTCCTTGAGGATAAAACAAATATTCTGAATCCCAATGATTCTTCAATATGTTTTGGTGGTACTTTTTCAAGACCATTCATCTTAGCATATTCTTTTATAAGTTTCCTTAGTGACTTCATATTATATTTTAAATTAGTAATCTTAGACATTTTATTATTGGTCCTGCATAAAAATTTCAGGCTCTTGTGTTTGCATCATGATTCAATTTGGTTAATCTTTTTAAAATGTTCAAGTGATCGGTCTGCCTCATCTTTGCTGGCAAGAAGCTTAACTCCTTCAATTACCTTTGTTATATCTACGATTGGGATATAGAACTTTCTACCATCTGATTTTAATATTTCGATGCTTGCAATTTTTTGATAGGAGTTAACATCGTAAGTATCTCCATAGAATCCTTTGATCTTCATACTTGTTTTAATTATTTTTTAATTAGCTTTCAAATACTGGCTCAACATCACACTTATCATACTCTATAAATTTTTTGTTTTTAGCTTGAAGCCAAACCTTTGATGGGTGATTTGCTTTTCCTGAAGCTTTAAATATTTCACCTGTTTTTTTATCAATAAATCTTTGCCCTATTGGTATCCTTGATGAGGATGTCTCACGAACTAAAAAGAAATCTCCGACATAAACAAAATGATTTATTTCATACCCACCAAGCTTTGGACCCATTCTTAATTCATGGATGAGTTTTCCATGTCTATTTCTTACATAGGCCCCATTTCTATTAAAGGCTATGAACAAAAACAACTCTTCATTATTTGGCTTTTTTAACATACAAGAATATCCCATCAATGCAGCCATTTTTAATTGGTCAATTTTTTCCATGCAAAGTTAAGAAATTATTTTTTACGATTGCGCTCCTCAGCCTTCAAGTTACGAACTGTAACTTTATTCTTTACGATGTCACAAAGTCTTTCGCAAAGATTTTTTTCAGTTTTCATTCTGTTCTTAACCTCTTGAACGACCTTCTTTTTAATTGTAGGGTCAATGTTCAAGTTAGAATGATCACTGTCATGTGTTCCAAAGTACGACATAGTTTTGGATTATGAAATAAAATGGAGGGCAAGGAGGGCTAACCAAGAGAGATAATAGTGAAGAATTAATTTCAGTAGCGTTGTTTAATATTTTTTGCCCTGATCAATTCAACAAACTCAGTATATCAAATAATTGTACCAAAGTCAATACTATTTGATAGACTGATCTTGTTTAGGTTGTTTAATACTACCTAGCACATGTTTGCATTTAGGACACCAAACAGCTTCAGGCTTTGGTGTTTTGCGTGGAGTCATTCCGTATTTGTTTAGACGTTTTAGATATCGAAGCCATCGTTCATTCATTCTAACGTCCCGACATTTGGGACACATGAGCATAGATTGACGTTCTTCATATTGATGTTCTTCGTATTTAGTTTCTTTGGACATGATATTATTTAATACTATTCATAAAGTCTACTGCCTTTTGATCAATCTTAATATACTTAGGATCAAAGTTTTTAATCTGAACACCATCAAGACTACGTGCTCTCGACAATGCAACGTAAGCTTGGAAGGGGGCGAATATGCCTTTAAAGTCTATGGCCAACCTATCGAGGCTCATGCCTTGACTCTTGTGAATCGTGATGGCCCAACAAAGCTTGAGTGGGAATTGAGTTACCGTCCCTAGCTTTACCTCCTTTCTAGTTTTAATGTTCTTCATCTTAACTTCATATGTCTTTCTTTCTATTTCTAAAGTAACTCCATTATCAAACCCAACAAGGACTACATGATCATTCATTGCCAGTACTTCACCCGTGCTTCCATTTGATACCCTTTGACTTTCTAGGTATTCGTTTGAAAGCATCATTACTCTAGCACCCTCTTTTAAAATTAACCTGTCTTCAATAAGGCTGTCTTTTATAAACTTGCTAATGCCAACCTCGGCCTGTTTAGGATGTGCAAAAGGATCAGCTTCTTTTTGGGCGTAGTAATTTTTTACTTCTGCCTGAAGGGCAAAAAGTTTTTTGTGATTTACACTATCAGCATACTTATTTAATGGGAAAAGTTGTACTACATCATCATCAAATGGAGTGTCAATATTTCTAGCTTTCAAAAGTTCGATGTCTTCATTTTTCATTTGGTTGATTTGCATCCTATTAAGAAGAGCTGCCATGTTTGCATCCTCCTGTCTTTTGATTTCAGTTAATTTAACTGGCTCGAATAAAGCTTCATCCCAAGCCTTAGATTCAAAACAATACTTGGGGTTCTTACTGGCAGGTGGCAACTGCATGAAGTCACCTACAGCAATAATTTGTAAGCCGCCAAATGGCCGTGTGTCATGCCGCATAGCCTTCAAAGAAACATCGATATAATCAAAGAACTCAGCATCAATCATTGAGATTTCATCAATAATAAGTCTACTGCATTTCTTTATTCTCTCCCTTATGTATGGTATTTCTTTTTGTCCATATGCCTCTAGTGCTGGGATTGGAAAGAACGCACCCCAACTAAAGACTGTTTGACCACCAAGGTGATTCGCAGCAATGCCAGTGGATGCAGTCACATCTACATCGAGGTATTTTTTGAGGTAGTGGATCAGGTATGACTTACCAGTGCCAGCAGGACCAGTCAGGAATACGTTGTGGCCTGCCTTGATTGTATCAAATGCTTGTTGTTGTTTTTCGTTTAGTGACATTATTATTTTTATTAAGAATTAGTTAGCCATTTAACGGCCGAAATAAAATCGACACCACGCTTCTTCATTAGAAGATCGATAGTGTCACCGCCCTGGTTACAACCAAAGCAGTAGTATGTGTTATTCTCATATAGTTTCATGCTTGCTGTGCTGTCATCATGGAGGATACATTTAATGTTCCTGTAGAAGGTTACCCCATTTGGATCGTCTGTGAACTGTGAGACCAATTCAATGATTGGATATTCTTTCGCCTTCTCAACCATGAGTTGCTCATCTTTATTCTTCCATGACCTAAACTTTTTTAACATTTGTGAGAAGTGCTCACGTCGCTTTTTAGATGCTTTAACATCACCGATGTTTACCATGCACATGTCATAGATGTGCTCTTCAAATACTTCGAATGCTTCCATCAAATGAACCGATTGCTTTGTTTCATACATGTGCTTTTTGATTTCTCTGGTGGCCCATTCATGCTCATCAATAAGATTGTGGATATCCTTCTCCCGATAAACAGGATTGAAGATGCGGACAATATCGTAGACACTCATCCCCTCTGAGTAGAATTTTAGTATTTGCCTGTCGAAATTTTTGTTTGGTTTCATTAACATATTTTAAGTTACGTGTAGTTACCTAAAGTTACGAATTAACTTCCCATCTCAATAGTTTGATTCGGTATCTTTAGGCCATCAAAGTAATACTCCCCATTCGATAGTATCAAATTGAATCGTTTCTCCATAACTTTATAGAATTTTATTTTTCCAACAGGCTTGAAGTTTGATTCCCTGCAGTAATACCTATAGGCTTTCCACACCTCACTTCGCTTACATTTAGAAGTTGTTTCTACTATATGATCCTCATCAATCCAATTAGAAATTGAATCGTTGTCCTTCATGTAGCTCCTGTTGGCTTTTTTGCAACGCTCTGGTACATCAAAGTGTCCACGTCCTTGAAGGCGTCTAAGGCCATTTATAGCCCAAGAAAAGATATCCTCTGCCTCTGCCTTTAATTTTTCCCCAAGGTAAATATCCCGCTCCTCTTCAGAGAACTCTTTTGTAAATGGGAGGAAGTGAATCCTTTCTCTGATTGCAAAGCCAGTATCTTTGATGAAGGGTAAATTATTACAGGCAATGATTAGCTTTGCTGTAAAGTCCATTTCATATTGAGGCTTGTACTTCTCATTGACTGTCATGGTTTCACCAGAGATGGCAGACTTTATTACTCCTGTGTCTAATTGCTGGCCATCTTCTAAGTCGTATGAGAAGTTAATTAATCTATTCTTTGTTTGAAAAATAACAGTACCATCATTAATTCCTTTGATGTCAACTGACGAGACGTTATGTGCGCCGACAATATACTTCCAAATCTCTTGAAGTTTTCCCTTCCCGTTACGACCTGAGCCATGCATGATTAAACATTTCTCCATAGGGTTTCCAGGTACAAGACTATAGCCCATCCACTCTTGAATGAATTGCATGATTTTAATATAGTCTTCAATTGTGTCCTTTGTTAGAATTGCTTCATTCTTTTTTTCATTCCAATCCCACCCCATTGAGGTTGTCAAAAACTTTTGCATGGTAGGACACTTTGGTTTTTCAATATAATTGAATGGCAATTTATGAAAAGCAAAGTCCTCTTTTTCATATGACTTGACATTATAATCTTTCAAGCTCAGAACACCCTCCTTAGTATTGACAGTTTTCTTGTCTCTTTTTTGCGAAAGATATTTGATTTGCTTCCTGTATTGATTGTAGGTATCATCTTGAATCATTGATAGCATCTCAGATTTATCTTTTTTTAGTGCGGGCTCTGTGTAAGCCTTTGTGTACTCCTTTCCAATCCATGCCATAGTGTTCTCTTTATCCTCCTCCCTCCAAATACCTTCATTAAAAAGGTAGGGGGTTCCTTTAAAATAAATTAAGTTGTGCTCATCAGTAAACTTCTTTGCTACGCTGTAGAATTTATCTGCTTTTTTCATTTATTTTTTTAAGTTGTTAATTAAAATTTTTTGAATGTCTTTTATATTTCGAGTGTATTTATGTTCGGCCCTTTCTTTGCCTGGGACATTGCACCAGAAATATTTTATTGGCCTATACATTTTTCCTTTTTCTGCACCACACCTTAAACAAGTAGCACTTTTTATTGAGGCATTTTCGATCATCTTAAGAAACTGTTCCTCCTTTTTTCTTATTATGATTTTCAAAAGCTCTTCATATTTTAATCCATCATAATTATCTTCTTCCATAATTGTTTTATACTCTAGCATTGTCTCTAGCATGATTTTTTTATTGTCCATTTTCTTTATATTTATTGATAAAAATGTTATAATATTATTGTTAAAAAAGAATTTTATTATGGTTATTTTTGATAGCACTTTTTTACTTTCGCTAGTAACAAGTGTATCTTCCACCATTAGCTTGTTCATGATAGTTTATTTAATTCGTCTTCCAAAGAATGAATTAAAATCAATTATGATACATCTATTAATTGCCTGGACTTTACATTATACTTGGGCTGGTTTTAATAATTTTTGGATCTATTTTAATGGAGAAAGAATAATTCCAATTGAAATTAGTAGAATTTTATTTAGTCTCTTTGTCCTTGCTCAATTGTCTGCTTTTATCCGGGTGTTTAAATATGTAAATAATGGAAAATCTAATTGATATTGCTGGTCAATACGGCATGCCAGGGCTCATAATTTTCAGCTTTGGGTGGTATATTGTAAGAAAGGATCGTGAACACAAGGAGGAAAGAAAGGATGTAACACAGGCATTGAAAGCCCAACATGAGGAAGCCCTTGAAGTTACCAAAAATAATACAACTGTACTCAGTGAGATAGCAACTATCATAAAGAATAAGAGGAATTAAAATTAGCACCATCAACAATAGAACAAATTGTTGATGGTTTTTCATTACAATCTTTAAGTTTATGAAAATTAATTGACCATACTATAGCTAGTGTTGAGATTATTGATATTGAAATTAAAATAATTAAATTCTTCTTCATTTTTAAAGGGGTTATTGATTAATTTTTTCTGACTTGCATGTTAAGTTTTTTCAATTTTGTTTACATAGGTCTGATCTATGTAAACGTTTTTGGCTTTTCGTTTAAATAGACCTATTCAAATACTGGCTCAAGTTCTGATTTATAATAGTTTTTGTAGGTGTTATTCACCTTGTCATAGTCCAGCAAAAGCACTTCACTGTCTGGCTGATAATCCATTGCCATAATCTCCCCCGTCTCCCTCACCCGAAACCTCTGCCCTTCTGTTATCTTTGGTTCACCGAAGAGTTGTGAGACGTATAGGAAGCCTTTAATCTTTGCGGAATCAATTCCAAATTCATTGGATGCCTCCTTATCCTTTTTATCATAAACAAATGGAGGACTGTCCTTGGAAATAGCTACAACGTGACCTATGCCATCTGGCCATTTCAACACTGCTGAATAGCCCATCTTCGCAGCCTTCTTGATGATTTCTAGGTTGGTTAGTTTGTTCATAATATCTCAGATAAGAAATTAAACAGATCACGAGCTTGGGGGGATTTGAGTTTTTTAGTTTTTCCATCACAAGTAGTATCAAAATGTAAAAAACAACAATCAGACCCACTCTCCTTTTCTATCTCCTGTAGGGATTTGTCTGATCCACATTCCCCCCAATAAAATAATAACTCTTTTTCTTTTTCAAGATTTGAAGGTTTGTTGTCAAAAAATTTTGCCAGCACATCCCCTATGTAGACTGGGTTATCTTTTAAACTCTTTGTGCCGTTAGGGTGCTCCATGATGACTTCAAAGTTAGCCAACCGATCTATTATCTCCTGTGGTGTAAGGGGTTTATTGGTCATGGTTTAGTTTTATAATTTATGATTTGGCAAGTTTAATCCTCTGCTTATCTTATCAGCAATTTTTATTTTATGAGTACTTCTTCTTTTCCATCTCAATTTATAACCCCACCTTCTCATCATATATTTTATTCTTTTTATTGTTTTTGAACCTCCGTTTCCATCCTTACGAACTTTATCAACTGTAGATTTAGAGTCGCTATATACAACAGAATCTACCAACCCATTCTTAGCTGCAATTCTCATTGCATACAGGATAGCCATTCTTTCTGCATGGCCAGAATCCTTGGCTTCTATCTTTTTAAATTTAGAACAAACATTTGGTATGTAAACCCCAATTGATGCTCCATCCTTATTGAAGGATGCATCACAATGTATGGACATATAATCATTTTTGGTTATCTTCTAAAATCTCCACAATCTTCTCCCATACCTCTTCGGATTGGAGGTGGAGGGGTTGGCCTAGTTTCCATTCTTTTGTGATTATCAAAATATACCAATCCCATCCAGGCTCATTGGCCATAGGATTTTTCCAATACCACTTCTCTAAAGCCATCAAAACCCTGTCTAGGGAGATGGGGTCAAATCCTTTTAGATTGACTAGAAACCAGTGATTTTCTTCATTACCATTTATATAGCTTTCATCATAATCTACCTCCATAAAATGCCCGCAATTTCTACATTCAATTTTTTCCCCAATTGAATCCCATCCAATTAAATCACTTAAATCCTCATCACATTTTAAGCAATATGATGTCTGTCTTCTGATCGCACTCGATTGCTCATCCTCAAGCGCCCTCCCTTCGGACTTTAAGATGAGATCACGCGCTTTGATGTAGGTGGGGTGGGTTAGGTTGTTCATTTTTATAAAAAAGTTAGTAAGCAAACAAATGCAAATGCAAGGAGGAGGGCAATGCAATTATTTTTCATAAAATTAAATTAAGTATTAAGGCCTATACTCACTATTGATATTCAAGATGTAGGTTGTAAGCGAGCAATAGTCGGATTTTCACCGAGCCTGCCGAGAACGACTAAGATCATGTGCATCTTCGTGAGCAGTTGTTTAAGCTACTTCTAAGCTAGCCTCAGCACGAGATTTTCAGCCTCGCTTATTCCGCCTTCTATCTGTTTACCGAACTAGTATGATTACTTGGGGCGACCAAGCCAGACAGAATCCTTACAACCTACATTTCAAATACCAGCAATGAACAGGGGGGAGAGTGAGGGGTGGCAGGGATTTGACGAGAGTTAGTTTTATATAAATCGTCTTTACGGACGCCTTACTCGTATATTTACCTTTTCCGCCACCCCTCATGCAAGGCTCCACAATGGAAGCCTGGTAGGGAGGTGCTAGTCTTTCATCTTGGTGAGTCTTTTAAGTTATCAAATTTATATACCTCACGCCTTGTCCCGTCTGCCAAGAGTTTTACCTCGACCTCATAACCCTCGGCCATAAGTTTTTCTATTTGCTTAGAAGCGTTTGCGAAGGCTTCTGTGGCACCCTCTTTCTTTGGGGTGAAGATGTTTAGACGTACTTTTTTCATTAGTTTTATAATATTAAACAGTTACTATAACACAATTTTTACATTGTTTGCAAACATTGCATTTCATACAATCTATACAATTTTTACAACTTTTACAGGAACATATTTTTTTTAGGTATAGTTTTTTCATTCTTTAATGCTTTTAGTGTTATCATTTTGTATTGTTATAGTGCCATAGTTGATATACATTTTATTGCTTATCTCAACTAATTCCTCACCATCATTTATAAATGAGCAGCTCAAATCTAATTGTTCTATTTTTTTATCTGGCGAGGTAAGAATTTTTTTTGATATTTCTTTACCATCTTGCTTGATGATGATTTCAGTTTTTTTCATTTTAATTATAGTTAATTATTTCTTCTTATTTATAAATTTACCCTCAACTCTGCTCTCATCCCATTCAATTCCAAGATGATCTAATAATGCGTACCATCTTTCAATCGTAGATACACATCCTGTTTCTGGCTCAGAAAATCCTAATGCATATTTCATTTCTTCAAATTCTATAATATGTTTTGATTTTGAGTATGATATTGGATTTGAAAGTGGGCAATGTTCCTCTAGCTCATATTTAAAGTCTTTCTTAATCCTTTTAAGTAGTGGTTCAACATCCTTCCTCATTTCCCCTTCCAATCTATTCAAAGCATCTTCAATCTGATTAATCTTTTTATCCAAGTGTCTACCTACTATCCATATAAATAAAGCATAGAATGAAATGACAAAGAATATTATGATGTATTGATACTGAGACATTGTTTGAATAATTAAATAATATGAAGACGAGGTGCACATGTCGATGGAATATTTAATAATAATCCTGTGCACCCCATCGACAAAACCCAGTATAAATAATTGTACTTGAAAGTAAAGCAAAAGTCATTGACGAGGGTGGTGTATTTATGTTCTGGTATTGGTGTAGTTAGTGCAAAGTTTGTTTGCCATAAGTTATTTTTGATGTTTTAATCAGTTTAAAGTTAAAGTAAAGTTAAAACAACTTTGCACCAGAATACGTGGCTAGCTATAGAGGTTCAGTGCAAAGATGTAAAGTTTTAATCTTCTATTGTTTATATACTCTATTTTATAGGTAAAAATGAATTATTTATATATAGGGGCAAAATACTTTGCATCTTTGCACTGAAAGTATATTATAACATAGAAACTGATTATTGCAGATGGGACTGGAAGTTAGTTTTATTTTTGTCCTAAATTGTCCGAAACTGTCCGTTTTGAATAAAGATAAAAAATCCATCCCATAGCTATGGGAGAATTATGGGATGGATATGGGATTGATATTGTGTTATGATATAGTCATGAAATTTAAAGATATTGAAAATCGAAAGACCATTGGTAGCTTTGTTGGATTTTGTTTTTTGGTTGTTGGATTGATTTTGCAAAACTATATATGGCTGGTTGCTGCTATAGCCATGAAGATAGGCACTATTTCAATTGTGGTGTATCATGAGCATAGTCATAAAAAAAATGTACCTAGGAGCAAGAATGAAGAGATATTAGATGAATTGAGGAGGTATAATATATTGAAAAAGAAAAGATAGAGTGGTTTCAAGTCACAATAATAATAAATACAATGGAAAACGAACCAAAGAAAATACTCACATGTGAAGAGATTATGCTTGCCTTGACTACAACTTATAGTAAGGACATTGATTTTTTGGATGATGTGAATCGTGTTACTTTTGGATTAATATCTAGAAAAACCAATCATGCAAGTACGAGGTCAAATTATAGGTGAGCCTCCCTCACGTAGGGATTTTTGGAAGATCACTCGGGATTCAAATAATAATCCAGTGATCTATATGGTCAATAAACGATCTCTATGGACTATAAATGCTGAGACCACTGTAAAGAAGCAAATCAAAGAAACTATCACAGGAGAGGTTGAGCTTTCCCTGACAGCCATTCTGAAGCGTGAGAAGAAACCAGGCGAGGTGATAGATGCTATGATTGATATACTGAAGAACTCTTGTCTAGATAAGGAGGCAGTTATAAAGAGTGTGAATTACCAAGTGGCTTATGTGGATGATGATCAGTTGCCAGAAATTTTATTTATTTTAAAACAACAATAATATGAGTTTGGATAAAGAAAAGATTGCATTGGATGCAAAAAAGAAAAGGGATGAAGAATATAAAGAGAAGATGGGGGAAAGGATGAAGTATGTTCAAGATGGCATACGTGAGTTGCAAGAGAAGGCTCAGGTTCGTATTGTGCCTGTCTTGAAGACTGGCCCTCAAAGTATCCAGGCTAACATTGAATTGATCCCTGAGAGTGATAAGACACTTGAACAATGTTTGACTGACTATACGATTAAGCAAAGCGAACCTAAAAAGAAATAATATGAAAGTGTATAATACATTTGAAGAGATGGTTGAGGATGCTACAAAGTTTGAAGTGCCAATGAAGCTCCTGTTTGCCGAGGCATTCAATCAAGTCTTTGGCCGACTTCGTTTGTTGGAAGAAGATCATGACGCATTGATCAAAGAGAATCGAAAGTTAAAAAAGAAAAAGAAAGCTGTACAAAAGAAGGGCGCATAGTATAAAGTATATTTAAGTATAAACTTATTTTTATGGCACACGGTAATACAGGTAAGAAAAACGCATTGGGAAATAAAGGGGGAGGCCGTAAGTCTGCCTATCAAGAAGCTAAGGACGCAAAGTTCTTAGATCAGATTTGGGAAGGTGATTATGATGAAGAAGAACTGGAGAGGTTAGTTAAGCAAAAGAAGAAACGTAAAGGAGCAAAGCATGTATTCGCTGCACTTGCTCTTTCTGGATCTGAGAAGACTTTGAATAAGTTAGTTGATAAGTTGTTTGCCAATAAGCAGGATATCACCTTTGAAGATAACCGAGAGAGTCCAGATGATGTGACCACTGAAGAGAGTACGAATATACAAGACGCAATCAATAGTGCCCTCTACAAATCCAATGAATGAAATTCGAAAAGATATTAACAAAGAGATCATGGAGAGTTGAAGCTGGAAGGCAGAACATCCTGGTCTTCATGTTGATATACTTTCCGCACTTCGTACGCTATGCCTTCGCAGACTTTCACAAGGCGATAGAGAAGGACCTATACGATGATGATTGCAAGCGTCTCCTTGTTTGTATGTTTCGTGATGCAGGGAAGACATCATTCATCTCGATTGTCTATTCGATATGGCGCATTGCTTATAAGAAGAGCAACTTCATTATCATTGGATCAGATGAGGAAGGAGCGGCCGTTGCCATCCTCTCTAACATCATTCAAGAACTTCAGGGTAACACACTGCTCAATAATGATTTCGGTGCGTTGTACTTCGAGAAGATGGGGCGATATAAGAAGGCGAAGAAGAAGACTGATAAGAACTTCGTTACGACTAATGACATCAGAGTGTGGGCACGTGGTGTTGGTCAGAAGGTTCGGGGTCACTTGCACAATGCAATGCGTCCCGATCTTTTTATCGGTGATGATCTTCAAGGTATACGTAACATTGAATCTAGAGAGCAGAGGGACAAGGCTGACGTGTGGCTAAAGAGTGAAGTGCTTTCAGGCATTGATCAAGTTGTAGGTAAAGCAGTGATACTTGGTAACATGTTACATGCGGACAGTCTCCCTCCTCGCTTAAGGAAGATGGGGGAAGTATGGAAGACTCACTGGCTCGCCATAGAGCAAGGTGGCAAGTTGGCATGGCCTGCTCGGCATACCTTCACTGCTGCTGAAGCTGAATCATTCAATCGCAATAAGCCGCGTGCTCAATGGAAGATCAGCCTTGAAGAGATTAGAAAGGATAAGGGGACTCATGTCTATAACCAGGAGTATAGACTCAAGCCTATGTCAAATGCTGACTCAGTCATCTATGAAGATTGGATCAAGTACTATAACACAAACTATGATTGGTTCAATGAGAAGCGATTTAAGATTGTGATGGCAATTGATCCCGCGGTCAAAGATGGAGCACAACATGATGACACAACGATAGTAGCAGCTGCTCTTGACAGGGTGACTGGATATGTATACATACTAGACTATGTGAAAGCTAAGTTGAGCTATAAGAAGATCAAGAGTGAGGCAGCAAGGATGGATCGAGTATGGAGACCAATCACTGTATACGTTGAGGATGTGGCTGCTCAGAACTGGCTGATACAAGATCTTAAGAATGACCATAGCATGCCAGTGCGTGGCTTGACTCGTAAGGCAAGTAAGCGTGTTCGATTGATCAGTGTGTCTCATCATATTGAGAATGAGCGTGTATACTTCAGAAGACGACATAGAGACATGGTAGATCAGTTGGTTGGATTCGGAACTGAGCCACATGATGATCTGGTTGATGGGGTGATTGATTGTATTGAAGGACTGCTTGGCAAGGGCAAGACAAGGATGGTGAAGTCAAAGGTTGCTTTCTAAACTTTGTCAAATGCCGTATAATATAAATACTTAACACAATCAAAAGATGGCGGTTTTAAAATTTCCAAATGATAAAGAGAAGAAACGAATTGACTCCCTCAAAAGATATGAGGAACTTTATAATGGTGAGCATTTCGCTTTGTTTGGCATCAAGGATTACTTCGTTGATGGCACAGAGAAGAACAAGAAGATGTACATTGCAGTGAACCTACCAGCATTGATCAGTGAGTATTATGCTGACATGGTGGTGGCTGATGGTATATTCATTGATTCAGATGATGAGAAGGTTCAAGGGGCGGTCAATGAAATCTATTCAGACAACTCACTTGATGTTGCCTTCTATGAAAGTTCAATCACCACAAGTAAGAGTGGGTTCAGTGTATTCCGCGTACGCATTGATGAAAAGGAAAAGGTAATCATTGAAGAGATCCCAGTTGATCAATACTTCCCTCAAGCTGATGGTAGCATCGTGTTGGCCAGCTACATCACTCTTGTTAGCACTTTGACCGGGAAAAAGTTCAAACTATTGTACAAACAGATATATTATCATGAGGGTAAGACTGTCATGCTTAAGCATGAACTATGGAAGGTTAATACGAATAAGGAGCCAACTGTCCAGGTCCCAGTGACTGAATATTTAAATGATATTGAGTCTGATATTATGGACACTGGCCAACCTATAATCCCGGTATTCCAAATCAATAATGCCAAGAGTAGCAAGTCAATGTTTGGTAAGTCAGACTATAAAGATCCTGAGCCTTTGTTTGAAGAGGTGAACAATCGTGTGACTCAGATTAGTGTGCAGTTGATTAAACATATGAAGGCTAGGATTGCAGTGCCTAATGGAACGCTGAGCTCAGAGGGTGATATTAAAGTAGAGAGTAGTGATATCTTCGAAGTCGGTGATGGTGACAAGATGCCTCAGTACATTACCAATGCTAACCCTCTTATTAGTTCAGGGTTTGAGCAATTAGACAAGTTGATTTTGATGATCTCATCTATTACTAAGATACCAGCTGAAGAGATGGGCTACCCTGGAAAGGGTGGAGCTGAGAAGCCAGAGGCAATGAGGATCAAACTGTTTAGTACATTGAGGAAGGTGAGTCGAAAAAGAATATATATGGAGCAGGTCATTATCAACATGATGAATCTTGCCTTAGTCTTGAAAGGTGTTCCTCTGCCAGCAGGAAAGGACAAGTTTGACATTAGAGTTAAATGGACTGACGCATTGCCTATTGATGAAAACTTATTGACAGAGCGTTTGAATGAGCAGGTAATCGGTGGATTGAAATCTAAACGTAAAGCGATCAAAGAGTTGCAAGACATTTATGATGAAGAGCTTGACGGTGAATTGGATTTGATTGATCAAGAGAGTCAGCCTATTCTTCCTTCATTTAACAATAAAACAAAGACAAATTTAAAAAAGGAATCGGATAAGAAAACTACAGTATCTTTAGGTGGGGAGGATTCAAATAATCTTAAGGAAAATGATAAATGAAAAGAACGCAAGGAAGATGCAGGCAATAAGTGATGCCTATGTTAAGTTGGTCAAGAAAGAGTTAGGTGCAGATATGATTTGTAATTGGGGCGCGCTTGATTCAAAAAATCAATTACTAAGCACAGGAATGTCAATGAGTGGTCATCTGACAGATACTCAGATGAATGTGATTTATTTCAATATGCAGCGCAACTTATTCCTTAATTTAACTCCATATGACAAAGACAGAGACCAAGAACTTTAAACGATTAGAGCATAAGCAAGAGACACCTACCACCTTTCAAAGGTATGATGAAATTGGTATGTTTGATGCAGTGAAAGATTCAGTAGCATCAGTTGATGGTAAGCTCAATCTGCTTAAGTTGTTTGCAATTGCATTCTTTATCTTTTGTTCATTCCTCTTGTTTTTGTTTTCAGTTGTATTCTTTGTTCGTTTAGCATTATCAATCCCACTTTAATATGCCAAGTCAAGACGAACAATTAGATAAGATGTCAGAGGACATGGCTGAGCAGGTTGGTGATGTTTATGAAGAAGCTGGAAATGAGATGAGGAATGTAATCTTATTGTATATTTCAGCTAAGCTTGACATTGCCAAGATCGATAAGGCAATGAATGAGATTGATGTCATCATAGATAATACACAGAAGATAACAGATGAAATACTTGATGAAATTCTACCTGAGGTATACACATATGCTGTAGAGACTGCAGACTCAGCTTTGCCTGCCAGTTTAAGAGGAGTGAAGTTATCGCCAGCTCTGAAGGAGGAGATTGCTTTAATAGTGTCTGATGCTAAGGTGGATTTCGGCTCTGGATTAGCTGGGGCTCGTAAGGCTGCTGGACAGGCATTGAGGCTGACACTAAAAGAGCAGTTGGCAAATAAGATAGCTGAAGGGGCAGGGGGTGGTGTGTCAATACCTAAGATCACAAAGAATGTTAGTAGGCTTTTAGGGAAGCAGGGCTTCACTACATTCGTTGCAAGGAATGGAAGTGTGTGGTCTTTAGATGCTTACTCTGAAATGCTCACAAGGACACATGTTATTAAGGCAGCAAATGAAGCTGCCATATCAAGGGCTAGACAGTTAGGTGTCAATGTTTTAGAGATGAGTACGCATGCTAATGTTAAAGATCAGCCATGCCTAGATGTACAAGGTGAGTTGTTCGCTCTTGATGGCAAGGAATATCCAAAGCCCCCAGACATGCCTATCCATCCAAATTGTAAACATAGTCTTTCTTTGAGGCCTGATCTGTCTTAACCTTTATGTTATAATTAGTTTGCTAACTTTCTAGGGATAGCGAGCCTTGAACATTAGTCAGTTATCATGGGTGCTGGGGAGGTCAAATACTTTCTCAAAATGAAGGGCGACAGCCTCACCAGCCTCTGTGATAGCTGGCTTTTATTCGTTCTTTACTAACTAAAAGAAACTGATCTATAAATGATTTTCCTTTTAGTATCATTGTGTTATAATAAATATGTGTGTGAAAAAATCTTAAAAAGCTGGAGATAACCAGCCTTAAAAAATCTGGAGTTTTACGATCTCTTAAAACGTATGTCTAAAATATTTAACCTAAAAAAATATGTCAGACCAAACTACACCTGCCAGTGGTGATGCTCAAGCTGGTGCTGTCGGCGCAGTTCAAACGCCAGATGCTCCTGAAAATAAAGGTGCTGATCAATCAACTACTCCTCAAACACCCGAGGCTAAATCGAACATTGAAGTTCCTAAAGATAAATGGGATCAGATGTATGCTCGTACTAAGACAGCTGAAGATAAACTTAAAGAATATCAAGAAGCTGAAAAGAAACGAGAAGAAGAAAAGGCTTTGGAAGATGGAAAATTTCAAGATGTTATTGATAGTTTGAAAACTGAAAAGTCTGAACTTTTAACTAAAGCTGAAAGTCTTGACAAGATGAATGGAACTCTTCAAAAATATCTTGATGTTGAACTTAATAAAGTGGATGAGAGTAAAAGATCTTTGATTCCAGATGATTTCACAACTCAACAAAAGTTAGACTATATAATTGCCAATCAATCTTTCCTTTATTCTGAACAAGCCAAGATTAATAATTCAACACCAGCTCTTCCGAAAACGGATGATGAGATGGCATTGAATGAATTAGAAAAGGCTAAGAATGAACTTGCTGAACTAAAGGCAAAGAGAGAAAGTACTGGCCATTTGAATGCAGTGGAAGCATCTAAAGTTTCAAAGTTAGTTCGAATGATCGCCGCCGCGTCTACATAGTTAGATAAAAAAAGGGAGCATAGCTATATTTAAATAACTAATTTAAAGCTATGCCTTTAACTACTACTATTGGAAAGTTTGCTACATATGATAGCGCCTTTCTTGATGAAGAAGTAAAAGGTTTCGCAATGCTAGTCGAGCCTCGCTTGACTACTACGTGGGATCTTTTTCAAGAAGATGGAATGGGTGAAACCCAAACTATCAAATGGTACGATGCTGTCACTAACTCTCTAGAGGGTGCAGTTCGTCTTGGCGGTTGGAATATCGGTGATACTACTGGTTTGGTAATCACCAATGAAACTGCTGCTGTAATTAACATAGGAGATGAAATCCGTGTTGATGATGAGTGGCTTGTTGTCAGTGCAGTTGATAGAACAGTTGATTCTGCTACTATCGATGTATTTGCTCGTGGTCATGGTGGTACTACTGCCGCAGCTCATTTGGCTGATGCTGTAATCTACATTGTAGGTTCTGCTCATGTTGAAGGAACTGTTGATGGTGATGCTATCTTGGAAGACAATGTTGAAACTAAAAACTATTTTCAAATTGTTGAAGAGCCTATCAATGTTACAAAGACTTCAAAGAATCAGAAATATGAAGATGTCCAAGACAAAATGGATGAAGCTCGTACTAAAGCTATGAGCCGTGCTCTTCGAAAGATGAACAACTCAGCCTTGTTCGGTGTTGCTGCTGTAGGTTCAAAGACTCTACCACGTTCTGCTGGTGGTCTTCGTCATTTCATCTCAGCAAGTGCAGATAATATTAATGTGAATGCAGCTGGTCCTTTCACTGAAGCAATCCTTAAAAGTACTCTTTTAACTGTTGCTAAACGTGGTGGTACACCAGATGCAATGATCTGTTCACCAGATGTTAAAAGTGTTGTCAATGGTTTCAATGCCACTGCTTCTGCTGGTGTACAAACTCGTGTTGATCGTTTAGAAAAAACAGCTGGTACTCTGGTTGATTTCTATGAAGGTGAAGGTGTTGGCCGAATCGCTGTCATTGCTGATCCTTTGCTTCGACATGCTCATGGTGAAGCCTACATTGTGAACACTCGCAAGATGGGTAAGACTTGGTTTAAAGATGACATGCTACGTTATGCAGAGGAACCAGGGAATAGCCGTACTTTCGTTGAAACCCTTGAGGGTCAATTCAGTTTAAGAATTAAAGATACAGCAACTGACTTTGCTCGTATCTATGGTATTACCTAGTCCTTGAATATAAGATGTGGGCCTTGGGCAACCTTGGCCTTCATTCTTATTTTATAAATAATTATAATTAAAACTATGAAAGTATTTATCAAAGCCACTGCAATAGCAGCTGATAGTTACACTATCTTACCTAAAGGTGTTGTTTACATTGATGAGGTTTTAGAGCCACGTCTAGCTAAACGTGCTGCTGTTCTTTGCCAGAAGTTTCCAAATGACATTGTAGTTTATGAGGGTAAAGACCCCGGACTAGATATCAAAGGAAGTAGGATGAAAGAGCTTGATGCTAAGGCAGATGCTGAAGCTGAAGCACTTTTGAAAAAGGCTACCACAGAAAAGAAAAAGAAATCAGAAAAGCCTAAAGAGAAAGTTGAAGTAAAAGAAGAAGATGCACCAAGTCGTGCTAAATAATTAACCCATTATAAAATATGGAAGCTGAAATTAATAAACCTAGAAGAGTGGCCTCTTGTGGTGGTATGCCTGTTCATTTGAATGGCACTGCTACTACAACGCCTGCAGATATTACAGTTGCTTCTGCTGGTGTCTCAAAGATTTCTACTGGTCTTATGATTCAAAATCGTGATACAGGTGGAACAAATAATCTTCTTATATCCTTAGATGGGGGTTCTGTTTTCTATACTGTTGAGTATCAAACCCCTTTATACTTACCAGTAACTATTGAAGCCATTACGATTAAGTCGAGTGCTGGCACTGTAGATTATGAAATTATAGCCACCTTTTAAATGTCTCAAACTCACGAAGCCAATTTGCCAATACGTGTCATTGTCTATGACGTCAACGGGGACCCCGTTAATTTTGGCGGTGGTGGCGGTGGGGGAGATGTGAATGTATTGAATTTCCCCGATAGCTATCCGCTACCAGAGGATCAAGTTCTTACCCTCACTCCGCCTGCCGCCATCACCGGTTTCGCTACAGAGGCCAAACAAGATGATTCGATAACAGAGCTCCAATCTTTGGTTGCAAAGGATTATGCAACGCAGGCTACGCTCGCTGCTGTGTTGGCCAAACTTATAGCAGCACCAGCTACAGAAGCTAAGCAGGATGACATCATAACCGAACTTCAGGACCTTGATGGCAAAGACTTCGCTACACAAACTACTCTTGCTGCATTGCTTGCTAAAGTCATTGCAGCTCCTGCCACTGAAGCAAAACAAGATGATATTATTGATGCATTGGGTGGGAATTCTGACACTGGAACAACAACAAGTGTTAGCGATACAGCTGTAAGTACGACTCTACTTGCAGCAAATGCAAATAGAAAGGGGGCCACTTTCTACAATGATTCCACATCTACTCTTTATTTAAAATGTGGAGCAACAGCTTCCACAACAAGTTTCATGCTCCCAGTTGAACAAAGGGGATATCTGGAATTGCCATTTAAATACACTGGAATAGTTGATGGTATCTGGGTGGCAGATACTGCAACAGGAGCTGTAAGAATAACTGAATTTACTTAAGATGCCATACTACCCACCATCACAAACGTTTGAACTCGTTGATGACACCAGTCCTCAGCTTGGAGGTAACCTTGATTTGAATGGATGGGATATTCCAGATAAGCAAGATCAAGATGGTAATCTCGATGCTCTGTCAGCAGTATCATCTTCATCTAATCGATTGCCATATTTCAATGGCTTCGAGTCCATGACGTATACAACTCTGTCCTCTTTTGCAAGGACATTGATTGATGATTCTGATGCTGAAGCAGCCCGTGATACTTTAGATATAGAAGAGGGCACATATACACCTACCTTCACAAATGATGCTAATGTCTCATCATTTGGCACAGTGAATGCAGCTAACTATTTACGTGTTGGTGATATGGTGGTGGTCTCAGGCCGAGTTTATGTCAATCCAATTTCAGCGAGTGTGAATACTCAATTCAGAATGTCTATCCCAATTTATTCAAACTTTTCTTTATTTGCTGATGTTGGTGGAACTCTATTCTCAAAGAACTCAGCTTCACTAGGAGGTGCTATTCTGGCTGATACTACTTGGAATCGTGCAAGGTTTCAGTATATAAATACATCTGATATCTATGGTAGAGAATTTGCTTTTAGTTACATGTATAGAATAAAATGATGCTAATTAAATTAAAAAATAAGATCACTATAAATTCAGATGCAATACTTTCAATAAGTTTTGTTGATAATGCTTGGTGTGTTAAGTTAACCAATAAATATGAAACCCTATTAAAAGAGGGTGAGTATGAATGGCTGATGACGATTATTGGTCATATGGTTCAAATTAATGAAGTGTTGGCCATTAGTATGCACGCAATCGTTATGTTTAAAGAGAATGAAGAAGGCTATTTGATTGGATGGGGAGGAGAGCCGCCAATACAAATAACAAAAGAAAAAGGTGATTTATTGGCTTTATTTATAACAGGAGAAAAGAAGGAGTTGACTCTTTCTGATAAAATTGAAGAACTTCAAGGAATGGAAGTCGATGTAAATTTTAACAAATTGTAGTATAATTAAATTATGAACAACTTCATCCAAAACGAAGCCATTACTGGTAACGGTGTGATCAAAACATTTACCCTTGCAAATAATTTTAAAGCTGGAACTTTAAAGATTATTTATAATGGTAAACTTTTTTATGAATGGCGAGAGTCTTCAGCTGATGGCGAGAATGATGTTGTTGTGTTTGATTACGCGCCAGAGGCAACAGATTCTATTTCTGTTAGTTACTACAAGAGATCAGAGCCTAACACTAGGAATGCAACAAGGTATATTACGACAAGGCAAGTTCAATTATTAAGTCGTGTCACTGAATTGACATCTGAGACTGATGAGAATGTTGAAAAGATAATTAGAGAGGTTGAGAAGTATATTGACATTGTTTGTGGATCATGGAAAAAATATTACGATTCAGAAGCAAATGTTACAATTGGAACCGCTCAGCTCCTTACTTTCCCTAGGGTAGATGACGATAACGAGGATGAAATAGCTTCTCCTACCTCTTACCCCCCAATCCCTGATAGAATCACTCAGGCGGCCTTATATGGCCTTGAGAATGTTTTTCTTATTGGAGCCCCTAATGAAGCCGACTTAGGCGATGAGGTTATGGAGAGTGAGAAGCTTGGTGACTATTCTTATAAAAAACAAACACAAGGAGCAGGGGCAATGAGTGAGACTTTGTATGCTCAAAGATTCTTAGGGGGAAGAGCGGTTGCTATGCTTAGAGGTTATGTTAAAAACTATGGACGACTTACAATTAAAAATACTCCATCAAATTCAAGAATGAATAGCCGCAAGAGATTCCTTTCAAATAAATAAATATGAGCTTCTTAAAACTTTTAAATAGAGAGGGGGTGCAGGAGCGTTATACTTCAACACAGAATTCTTTTGGTGAAGAAGATAAAACTTGGAATGTTATTAATGCACTTCTTAAATGTAGAGTCCAGAAGCGTACAATGAATGAGAAGAACTCATTACTTGAGAAAGGTGGGGTTGGTGAATATGTTGTTGCTGACTACACTATTTATGCACTTGAGGATGAGGATATAATTGATAGAGATAGGATTACAGTTGACAGTAAACAGTATGAAGTTATTAAGGCAGTGAAAGATTCATCTCAGCATCATTGGGAATTAAAATGTAAAATCGTAGACTAATGTCAGTTCAATACACAAATAAATTTGAGGAGGCTCTTAAAGAGATTGGTGAAGGTATTGCTTCGGGCTTGGCTTTGTCAGCTGAATTATTGTCAACTAATATTAGAAAAGAAACGCCAGTTTTAACAGGGTATTTAAAATCTCAAATTATACCTGATGCTCAAGTAAGTCGCTCAGGTTCTGTTTATTCAACTTCAGTTGGGACTGAGGTTGAATATGCTAAATATGTTGAATATGGTACTTCATCACAATCAGCAAGGGCGATGTTTCGAAGTGGGGCTGACAATAGTAAAAGTGCTATCCTAAGTTTATTATCTAAAAATCTTCCTAAATAATGGCTAACATACAAGAAGCACTGTTTAGTTCACTTAAGGATGACCCAGCTATTTCTGCTAAAGTAGATGCTGGTGGTGGAAAGTTCCATATCTATCCTGTTGCCATTCCTAACAATGCCCTCAAAGAGAAGGCTGATTATTATATTTCATTTGGTCAAGTTAGCAGTATACCCGATCTTAATTATTTGGATGTTAGACTTCCACTCTTTCAGATCAATGCTATAGCTAAAAAATATTCAGATGCAGTTGATTTGAAAAATGATATTATTGCATTGTTGAATCGGTACAAAGGAGACCTAGCCAGTTTAAGAAAAGTAAAGTATACTTATATTGTGAATGATTTTGAATCTCGTGATCCAGACAATGATCTTTACTACTTTCCGATAGAGGTGAGATTTAAATACTTTGGTGACAATGTTTAAATATTAATTTATAAATATCATGACTGATTACGAAGTTGAGAAAACAGAGGTTGAAGAAGAAGCAATTATTTCTGAGCCTAAGAAAAAGAAATCAAAGAAAAGACGTAAAGCTAAGATGACAGAGAAGCCAAAAGAAAAAGACACAATAGAAATTCAAGCATTGAGGAATTTCATGCTTTGGGATGGTCACTTCGTTAAAGAAGGTGAGACCGTTGAAGTCCCTAAACTATATGCAAAAAGATTGCTCACACACAAACCTCAGGCTTTTAAGATGGCCTGATTTTATTTTAATAAAGCTTTAAGCTATGCCTCAAACTAGTATACAGAAGCGAGAGTCAATCCGTTTTGGATCAACTACTTTAGAAGTCGGTGACGATTTCTTGAGTTTGGTTAATCTTGGAGCTCTTCGTGGTATGTCATTCAATCAGAAAGTAGAAAACGTTGTGATTGAATTTGACAACACAGAGAGTATCAAGAAATTCAAAAAGGGACTCACTGCTTCTTTCACTCTCCAATTGGCTGAAATGGACATGACTTCATACAGCATGATTGATGATGGTCTAGTGATTCTTAATACTACTGCTGGTGTACTCGTACCGGGTGCTGAGCAAGTTGTATTGGATGGTGCTTGGACTTTTAATGGTCCAATCATTATCGAGAATCCAAATGGTGACGGAACTGTAGTCACTGTTAATTCTGTCACAGGTTCTGTTGATGGTGCCTTGAATGCGAATGACGATTACTTTGTTGGTCTTGACGGACAAGGTAGATCAATCGTCACCGTTGTTGATGGTACTGTTGCTACTACTGAAGCGCAAAATCTTACTATCGATTACGATTACACGCCTAACGCGAGTAAAGATGTAACCTTTAATGATTTTGGAACTAAGGTAGAAAAGGTAGCACGGATCACAAACACAGATGAAAATGGAAAATCTTTCATTGTGAATTTAACAGGTGTTACGAATATCACTCCAACAGTTATGCCTTTCTTGGCTGATGCTGCGGATGATGTAACTACTGTTGAAGTTGAACTGCAAGGTAGTATCCAAGATATTATCGATCAACAGTCAGTTGTTTAGTAAATTATTTATGAGGGGTGGTATGGCCGCCCCTCCCTTGTAACCTTTCAATATTATGATTAATGTAATTGAAGAAGATGGTGTTCGAATATTAGATGTCGAAACCTATCTAAAAACTTTTCAAAAGATTCAAATTGGTGAAAACCTTTCTTTGAAAATTGGGAAAATAACAGTTGATGAATTAGCTCAAACTAAAGCACTATCTTATCAACTTGGAGAGAGGAAAAAAGAACTTGAAAAAGAGGGGAAAGAATTAGCAGAAAAGGAAGTATATGCCAATCTCATTGATCAGATGATGGTTGTCCTTAAAAAGCATAATCCAAAATTGGAGCGTTCAGTACTAGAGGACTTGCCACCTGCTGCTATCAATGGGATATTTAAATTTATTTTAAGTGAAGGTATGGGTTTAGAAAAGGGGCGTGGCAAAGAAGTCGTGGCAGCAGAGAAGACTGCGACTACTTCAGGCTAGGTCTTGCCATTGCCCAGTTCATGCACTTCTATAAAGGTGCCTTCTCACACAGTGAGATAATGGCAATGCCATGGACTCAGTTTTTAATGTATCAAGAGTACATGTTCTATCTTGAAAGATGGAAAACAGAAGAAGGTGCAAAAGAAAATAAGATGCTTAATAGACAGGATGAAATACTGTATAATAAGAAGGGAAAGAAAATGATGAAAGATATGAATCTTTTTAAACAGAAGATCACAAAATTTGTAGAATAGACCATAGCCCATTTAAAAAGAATAACAATAATAATTTTAAATTTTTGTTATTCTTTTTAAATGGATGTTGGAACTTTAAAATACAACCTAGAGGTAAATGACCAAGGTTCGGCGAAAAGTATCGACTCTGCTAGTAAAGCAGTTGGTGAACTGAAAGGTGAATTTGAAGCAGCTGATAAAAAGGGGGCTGGCTTTAACAAGTCAATGTTTAGTATGAACCAAGAGGCATTAAGCCTTAGTAATTCTATCGTTAAGTTAGGGGCAGGTGTATTGGCAGCTGGGGCTGCTCTTGGTGGAGTAGCCTTAAAACAAGCTGCTGATTTCCAATCCAGTATGGCTAATGTCAATACTCTATTGGGCCAAAGCAAAGAAGAGATCGGTGCTTTCGGTGATCAGGTTTTAGACCTAAGCAAGAGAGTTCCAATTGAGGGATCAGTCTTGTCGGAGTCACTTTATAATATTGTTTCTGCTGGTATCTCTGATACAAACCAAGCAATGAATGTTCTAGAGGAATCTGCAAGGTTGGGGGTTGCTGGGCTTGGTAGTACTGAATCAGCAGCAGACCTTTTAACGTCTTCATTGAATGCCTTTCAAATTGATGCAAGTAGGGCTGGTGAAGTTTCAAATATTCTTTTCGAGACCGTAAAGAATGGTAAGACTACTATTGATCAATTAGCTACAGCATTTGGACAAGTAGCTCCTATTGCTAATGCAGCTGGGGTGAGCTTTGAAGAACTTCAAGCAGCTACGGCTGCGTTAACTACCTCTGGGCTTCCTGCCAATGTAGCACAAACACAATTAAAAGTTGCATTTAATGAGACATTAAAGACAGGAACAAAGCTTGAAGCGGCCTTACAGGATATAGGAATATCAAATACAAAAGCAGCTATTGAGTCTGATGGATTTGTTGGCGTCTTAAAGAAGTTACAATTAGAAAGCAATCTTTCAGAGCAAGAGTTAATTAATTTGTTTAGCTCTCAAGAAGCAGGTGGTGCAGCTGTTGCTTTGCTAGGAGCAGCATATGATCCATTTATAAAAACAATGGGTGACTTTGAAGATGGAATTGTTTCTGTAGACCAAGCTTTTCAAACTCAATCAGAAACTTTAAACAATCAAGTTCAAATATTAAAGAATGAATTCAATGCTGTTTTGATAGAGGCTGGGACACAATCCTTGCCTGGCATGTCTGATGCTGTTGGTGATTTGAATAATTTACTTTCAGAAAATTCTGAGGAGATAGCCAATGTGCTTTCAGGCTTAGCTACTTTTGCAACTGAATTATTAGGAGGAGTTTTAGAGGGAGTAATAAAATTTGCGTCCTTCTTAGGTGAAAGTAAACTTGCTATGTCACTCTTTGCAGGTGCTATTGTTGGCTTGATGGTTCCTGCGTTAGGATCACTTGCTCTTGCTGCCGGTGCCGCTCTTCTTCCACTTCTCCCATATGCAGCAGCCTTTGCTGCTATAGCAGCTGCTGGAACTTTCTTATATGACAATCTGGATGCTATTGGTGGCTTTATGCAGGATAAATTCCCTAAAGCATTTGCACTTGGCTCTGAAATAGTGGGTGATTTCAAACAAGCCTTTGATGATATATCTGAATCAATGAAGACGAGTTTGGAAAAGGTAGAAGAGAATTCTTTGGTTGCTAGTAATGAGACAGTGGCTAACTTGGTTGAGATGTCTCAAGAATCTCAGAAGGCTATACTTGAAATGAAATTAACTGGAGGTGGTTTAAGTACCGAGATGAAAGACACCATAGTGAACAATTCACTTGAAATGAGAAACCAAGTTATCAATTCAATTGATGGAATGATTGAAGGGCAAATAGGAGCATTAGAAGAAATGAAGAACTTAGGCATTATTACCCAGGAAACTTTTGATGAAGCTGCTGAAAAGAATTTAGAGTTTGCTGAACAAGAAAAAGTTTTAGCAGAGGAGAGGGCTGAAAGAATTAAAGAGATAACTGAATTACTTGATGCTGAGAATCAAGCAGTGATACAGGATAAAGAAGCATTAGTAGATGAGCTTTCAGCATTAGAGCAAGAGAGTTTTAATACATCATTATCAGTAACTGACGCGAAGGTTAGTGAGATACTTGAACTTCAAAATTTATTAAAAGTTGAGTCAGGACGCATTGCTGCTGAACAAGCTGCTGAACTTGCACAAGAGGCTGTCACTGCTAAGGATGAAGCAATTGCTCTTGCTGATGAAGAGTATAGAGAGCAAGTTGCTATTCTAACAAAACAGAAAGATGAACTTGGGATACTAAATGAAGAGCAATATAATGACGCAATAACAAATGCACAAGAGATAAGAGACGGATTAGTTGAGGAGGCTGAACTAGCTGCTGAAGAAGTTGTGAGTGCAACTGAAGAAATGGCAGAAGAGCAAGGGCTTGTTTTCGATAGGAGTACTAACACGATACTTACTGATTGGGAAGTTTTTTGGAAGAACGTTTGGGATAGTGCTATCGAATTTTTAGCTGAGGTAAAAAATACTATAGTTGCTTTTTTCACTGAGGCCATACCTGCGATGTATAATGGTGCTAAAAATATGCTTAGTAGATTTTGGGATGGGATTAAAAAACTTCCTGAGAGAGTTCTGTCTTGGGCTGGTGAAGTAATTAGTAATATAATACAGGGGATAAAAGATGGCTTAAGTAGTATATTTGATGCCGCATCAGAAATAGCAACCAATGTTCTTGATGGGGTAAAAGAACTTCCTGGTAAAATGTTAGAAGCTGCCACGAATGCAGTCTCTAGTTTTATAAGTGGTATTACTGGTGGATTATTTGGTGTTCAGCAAGCATCCGCAAAACTTGGTCATGCTGCTGAGGATGGAATGAGAGGTAGCCTGAAAATTCAATCACCTTCAAAAGTATTTAGAGAACTTGGTGATTTCACAGCTGAGGGCTTCTTGCTAGGAATAGAGGATGGATCACCAGCTGTATTAGATGCAATGAATACCTTAACAGAAGGTTTAATAGCAGAGGCTGAAGAGATGGAAGAAAGTTTGGATTTTGGAAAAGCCTTTGAAGAACTTGAGGAAGTTGTTGATGATGCCTATGAGGCTGCTGAAGATGCGGTGCTAGATTTTGTAAAAGAGAATCAAGCAGCACAAGAAGACATTAGAAGTGAAATTGAAAAGACTGAGAATGATATAAATAAACTTACTCAATCTTTTGAAAATGCTGCTGAAGCATCTAAATTAAAATTTGAAGATAAGGCTACAGGTATTGTAATTGGTGCTGAAGACAAGAGCACTGACATACAAGATAAAATAAATGAAAAAAATGAAGAAGCATTAGAGATTAGAGAAAGGATAACTGCGGCTACAGAGAAGGGCGCAGAAGGAACTAGGGAGCTTGAAAGGGCTCAGGCTGATCAAATTAAAAACCAAGAAAAGCTTCTTGAGTTACAAGCTGATCTTGCAGAGCAACAATTAATTTTACAGACAGCTGAAGAGAATGGAGTGGTCACTGCTGAACAGTTAGAAGAGGCCAGGCGTGTAGCCTCCCTCAATCCATTAGAAGCTCTGATAGAGGAGTATGAGGCTGAGAAACTAGCACGTGAAGATGCATTCAATGAAGAGATCCTACAATTAGAAGAAAGGAAAGTTGCACTTGAAGATAGCCTTGCTCTTCGTCAAGAGGAGTATGAAAATTTTATTCTAACTCTTTCAGATGAGGATGCGAAGTTTACTCAATCAGTAACCAATGAATTGAAGAAGCGTGAGAAAGCTACGACTGACAGCATTAACAGGCTCATTACCCTCTACAATAAACTTGCAGCCGCTAAGAAATCTGCTGGTAGGAAGGAGGGCGGATTTGCTGAGGGGTCTGATGTAGGCTTCAGTGAGGGGGGGGCTACAGGTATTGGGCATGATAATGAGGTGGCAGGGGATGTTCATAAAAATGAGTATGTTGTGCCTGCTTGGCAGGTTAGAGGTATGCCTAATGTTATCAAGAGCCTCGAGGCTGTTAGAACAAAACAAGTTCCTATGGGTGACACAGTGAATAACAATCAAAAAAACTTTTCAGTTAATCAGGTAATTAATAATGATGTTGATGCAGTTGCTGCTTTTAATCGCTTAAAATGGATGATGTAAATGATTGGAAAAAACTTTAAATATCGTGGGCAGAGTTTTTCAGATGATGAATTTGATAGGCCAAATGGACAAGGGATTGTTATCACTGCTTGTCAGTGGGCCGATGTTGTAACTTCTGATGATCAAAACAATAGACAAGGTACCCATGGGATAGAGGTGAGCCCAACTTTTGCTAGAGGTAGAATAATAAATATTCAAGGTAGGATCATAGCAAACAGTAGACAGGAAAGAGAAGTCTATAGACAGATCATAGCTTCAACATTTGCTGTTGAAGCTTTCCCTGGACCTAACAATAAAGGGGTTTATGATTTCGAATTCCTTGGTGATGATGGTGTCGACTATGTCATCCCTGCAAAAATATTGAATATGCCTAGTTATCTACAACAAGAACTTGGCAATGTGATGATAACTGATTGGCAAGCACAGCTGATATCTGAGAATTCATATTATCAAACTTTAACTCAGAATGAGTTAGTACATGTCGAAGGTTTCTATGGTGGTATATCTTTTCCAACTACCTTCCCTGTTGCTTTTGATACTTATGGATATGTTGCCAACACTATCAATGCTGGTAATTGGCCTTCACCATTAAAAACTACAATCACAGCTAACCATCTTAGTGGCCCGAATATGAGATTGATCAATACTGTTAATGATAATTATATTGGTATACAGACTGAAATGCAGGAGGGGGATGTTTTGGTGATAGACACAGGAAATAGTTCAATCACTCTTAATGATGTTAGTGTTAGTGGTGATAGGATTAATGGCTCTATCTTCCAGTATGCTTATCCAGGAAATAATACATTTATTGTTAGGGATGATTTGCAAAGGCTTGGTGACGGCTTATGTGTGGATGTCCTCTTCGAATGGCCAGATACATTTATATAAAAAGCAATGTTTCAATATATAGTCAAAATTAGGGGTAATGATGATGGCGCAGTATTAACTCAAATAATTAATCCTAGAGATTTAAATTATTCTAAAACCATAAACAAAAAATGGAATGGTTCTTTCTTTATTAGATACGATCATCCAAGTGCCTCTAAGGAAAACCTTCAAGAATTTAATAGGATAGATATTTATGAACAACCAGAAGACATTGAATATAAAATTTTTGAAGGTGTCATTAGAGGGTATCAAGCAGACTTTGAAGGAGTCGAAGTTCTATTTAGCGACTTCGGCTATCTGTTTGAAAGAAGGATTCTTTTTGCATCTGACTACACAGCCACAGCTGAGAATGTAGATGTCACTCTTTCTAATATACTCACTCAATTAAATGCACTTGATGACATGGGCATTACCCTAGACACAGAGGATATATTAACAACTGCTGTAGACAAAGAGTATAAGAGGGGTGAGAATTTCTTGAAGATACTTAAGGATTTATCAGTGGCGGTCAATGGAGAGTGGCAAGTTAAAGACAGGAAGTTACAATTAAAAGATAGTATTGGAATCAATCGAACTATACCAGAGACAGATGAATACATGGATTTCAGATATGACATAGACAATTCACCTGAGAACTCAATTAGAGCAGCTTTAATTACTGTTGATTCTTCTGATTTATCAAATGCTGTACTTGGTAAAAGTAGTTCTGATTTCTCATCTGATACAGATGCGACCAGTATAAATGCAAGAGGTAGGATAGAGTCAATTGAATCATTCAATACTACTGCCGTTGCTGGGCTTTCAACACAAGTGACTAATTATCTTGAGCTCCATAAAGAGAGTGCTACCTTCAATAAGATTACTCCAAATACAAGTAAGTTAACTTTTAAAGATATTGATATTGGCGATACTGTCCCCGTGTTTATAAATACAGGGTCAGACTTGCTATCAGTTGATGATGTTTTTAAGGTTGTTAAAATCAATAATAAAACAACTGCAAACAGCCTAGAAGTGAATATAGAATTTGCAAAGACGGCAGTAGAGGAAAAGAATCTTATTGATGATATTGTTGAGCTTAAGGATAAAGTTGCTGAATTAGAGATTAGCTAATATTTTTTATTTAATGTATAATTAGGATACTATGGCAGAAAGAATTTGTTTACTCAACGGCGAAAATGAAGTACAAGAATATGATGTAAATCAGTGGTTTTCTGAAAATTTAAGTACAGGAGTACTTGTTTCTAATCATTTAGAAATTACTCCACAAGACCCTGCCGACAATACAGTTGATATCTCTGCTGGTGTTGTATTAATAGAGGTCGAAAGAACAGTTGATACAAAAACATTTAAAGTTTTTTGTGAAAATACAAGTGAAAAAGTAGTGACCATTACTGGTACAAATGGCAATGTTGGTTCAGTAATAGCGGCAATACCAAAGGCTAATGTTCAGGATGGTAATGCAAATCCTCAAGATGGTACTGGTGTTTTTACTATTATCCATGTTGAAGGCGTTGATGCCAATCCAATGGATGATTCTGAAATAGACTCACAAACAGCTGATGCTTATTTTTGGTATCGTCTAGCAGATGTTGTTCAAGGAGCTACAGTTGAAGAGGGTGATATAACTGACTCAAGAAATACCATCAGTATCAATAATATTGATACTTTACAGGTAGATAATATTGTTGAGAAGACAACTGACAATGGAATTGATATTGATACATTAAAAATAGTGGATGGATTGATTGATCAGCCTGAGAATGGTATAACTCCCCCCACTCCCACAACTGGAAGGTGGAGGCTTTATCCTAAAGCTGATGGTTATTATGTTTTAGATGACAATGGAGTTGAAACAAAAATAGCAGTTGGCGGAGTCAGTCTTAGTGAGAAATCACAAGCTGCTGCAGCTGCAGGTGAGATATTTGAAAGTACAGAAACAAGAACATTGTCTGTAAAGCATATTGATGGGGGTGTGGTGAATTATGGTGTTGGCGGTGTTTATGGAGAGGCTATTACAGCAGGTGATCCTGTTGGCTATCTCAAGATGGTTGACTTGGGGGCTAATCAATATGAACCCACTAATGATACCTATGTGAATGGCTCTTCTGGTGCAACCAATTACAATGGTGAAATTTATATCTATACAGACAATGGTGATCCTAGATATGGTATGTTTCAATTTACAAGTTTACTTAGTGATATAGGGGTAACTGCTGCTGATGTAAAACAGATTGTTTCTTTTGATTTTAATATTTATAGAGGAACTTCTTCAGGAGCTGGTGATCATGACCTAAGACCTATCAATGAATCTTGGACCTCAGCAACTGTTACTTATGATACCGCCCCTGATCATTCTAGCCTTGCAATGTCAAATGTAGTAGCTGGCAATGCAACTGGATACATAACTTTCAATTGTGATGATTTAAGATATGGGGAAAGTTACAGATTAATTAATTATGGTTTCATTTTAAAATGTGCAAATGCAACTGAGCATAGATGGAACTCAAAGAATAACGGATCAAATAAACCCTATATAGATAACTTAGTTTACATAGGAATGGATGGAAAGCTATACAAGGTTGATAGCTCTAATGGAATATTCGCAAATGGCTTCATAGGATTTGCTTCAGCAACAGGCGTACTAAATGATGAACACCCTGTAATAGGAGGTAATGATACTCTCTATGATTCAGGTGCGCCATTCGTTGCTGGTAAGGCGTACTTCCTTCATAGCAATGGGACACTCTTGTCTAGCCCCAGTTCTAATCTTTGTGAAGTGGGCAATGCTATAACAACAACTAAGTTACTTGTAAGAAAGGGCCCTTGCTTTTTGGCTGCTACAGAAGCAAGAGGGCCAGACTCTATTCCTGGTAGTATTACTTTCCAAGTTCCAGAGGATGCCAACATGGTTGTGGTTAAACTCTCAACGCCTCAGGAATCAAGTTATTCAATTAGGGGGTCAGCCACACTTATGAAATGGGGAACGACACAAATTTCAACTTATCACAGTGGAGGTAGCGGAACAGCATCCATTACATTCTCAACCTCTGTTTCAATTTCTTTTTCTGGTTCTGGGTCACCAGCTGGTGGTTCAGTAAATTGTACATTTTATAGAATTTAATAATTAAAAAACTATGGACGATCAAGCAATTTTTAGTCAACTCGATTCACGATGGGGACGAGAGACATTAGGACAAACTCCTTACACAATTAAAAGTTGGGGGTGCACAATTACATCAATTGCAAGAATTAACTTCTTGTTGAATAATGAAGTTATTGAGCCTGGAAAGCTGGCTAAAACTTTACTGTTCAATAATCAAGGGATGCTTTACTGGTCTTCATTAGACCGTATCAATCTTAGGGCTGCTCGTAAGTATGGAACTCCAAGCAAGAAAGTCTTGGAGGAGCATTCAGAAAAGATGATCATTGAATTAAGATACAACCCTAGACATTGGGTTACTCTTGAGGGGGTGAATGACTCAGGTGAAATTAAAGTAATGGATCCGCTTAAAGGTGATTTCGTAGTGAAGAATATAAATGAAATTTCTGGCTATGCCCTACTTGAAACAATCAATGAGCCAAAGCCAGTTGAGCCGACAGAGTATGAAAAGGAACTTGCGGTAGCAGTTGAATTTGTTAAGGAGGCTGGAGTTAGCAATGGAGAAGACACAGACAAAGTAGCTAGCCGTGGAGAAGTCTTTGTGATGCTGAAGCGATTCAATGAATATTTAGATAAAAAATAGAATGGATTTAATGAACCTTGACCTTTCTCAAATTTTATCTGAAGTACCTATGGCAGGGGCTATGATATGGTTTGCCTACAATTTAACTAAAGAATCAAGGAAGGAACGAATAGAGCATTATAAATCAGGAGAGGAAGAAAGAAAGCAATGGACTGAAGAGAGAAAAGAGATATATGAAAAGATAATGAAAAACATTGTTAATCAAAATGAATATATTAAAAGGAATACTGACACATTAAGAAATCTTGTTAGGAAGAAGTGTGATGTAAAAAAATAACCCACAAAAAAATGAATTTAAATTTAACCCCTGAGCTTGTAATGATGGTTAGCCTTACAATGGGTGTGACTCAAATATACAAAAGCATGCTGCCACCAGTAACAAATAAAAAGCTCTTTAAAGTCTTAAAGAAAATAACACCATTCCTTGCGGTGTTTGTAGCAATGATATTAAGTTTTGCCTATTCAAAAGGTTTTACTTATGCCGCGTTAGAATCTGGCCTGCTAGTAGGCCTTACAGCAGCGGGAGTTTATTCTGGTGGTAAGACCATCATTAATAAAAATAAAACTGTTTAGGCTAATCTGTGTGATAATTTTTTTGATGAGCGTTGCCTTTCTGTTGGCGAGACTTGTAACTTGATTATCAACATGATAAAATCATATTGCTCTAGAAACATGTGACTTAACTAGAATACGTCTTCTGACTCGAATCTTCAGACGTATTTTAGTCTTGCATAAATTTATTTTTATAGTAAATTAAAATAGAAGAGCTGATTTAAAAAACTCAGGACATTGGATAATGACTGTGTATAAAATCAGAGTAAAACAAAAAAGCGCACTCTATCGATATAAGGAGGGTGGGCTTTTTCAGGTAAAAGATTTTATTTTAAATTCTTAACTGCAAGTGAAATTGATGACAGGAAAAATATTAATGCAACAGTGTTTGAAATATCTTCCAGCAACTCAACATTATCTATTGTATTTTCAAAAAAAATTATAAGGATAAATAGGAGTCCAAAGCTGCCAAGGACCAAATATGAAAGTCTCTTTTTCATGGAATTTTTTTAGGATACCTTCTTCTTTTTAGTTCTTTTGTAGGCGGGGTATTTATTGTAGGCATGAGGAGAATTATTTTTTCTCAAATTTTTCATATCACTTCTATAAAGAATCTCTCTTTCTCTTTGCTTTTTGGTGTCTTCTGCCTCTTTCATTATTATGTTTGAGACACCCAATATAATTACAAAGATGATCAGTATAATTATAGCTGTTTTTATTTCTTCGATCATTAATTGTTTTTAAAAAATTATTTTATGGTTGGGCCCACAAACTCTGGCTCTACACCATTCTCTCTAAAGATACCAATCAATCTAATGTTAGCATCTCTTGGGATGATATTATTCTTTACCCAGTTGTATATTGTTTGCTTAGGCCTGCCCAATGTTTGACCTAGGAATTTTTGTGTAATCCTTCCATTTGTTTTTTCAATGGAAGCTTTAAGATCGATTTGCATTTTAAATTAAGTTATCTATAAATGATGTGTCCTCTGGAGGTTCTTCTTGAAGAAATGTAAACAAATATTCTTGAGCTTCTTTGTGCCCCCTACAAACAGAAGCTGACACGCCAGTTGAATTGTCCAAGTCATGTATCCACTCCTTCTGCTCTTTGGACACAACCCCACCCTTTTCTTTTTTCATTTCAATGAATACAGTCTTGTATTCTTTGTTAGTGCGATACTTGGGAGGTATGATTATAATTAAGTCAGGTACCCCCCTCACTACTCCAGCAGTCATATTCTGATTGATTGCTTTCCATGAATTAGTAAAGGTATTCTGAGCTGTGGCACTTACTCGTATCCCTCTTTCAAGGCACCAGTTAACCACCATACGTTGCTCTTTAAGTTCTGATAGCATTGATTTTGAATTAGGTTACAACTTGCATGAACTCTTTTAGTTCTTCATTTTCTTCTATTCTTTCTTTAACTGAACGGTAGGCAGGGTTTTTACTGACATGCTCAGCTACCTGCCTACCGTATTTTTGAGCCTCAGCTCTTTCAATTTGTTTATCTTGGGGTGACTGAGTAAGTTTTTCATAGCGAATTTGTTTTGAGTGTTTGCAAGACCTATTAAATTGCCAGCCTTTACAAGAGCAATTGATAACTTTTTTTTCAAAAACAGTAACTTCATAGATTTTACTTTGATCAGTTTTTGATTTTACGGAATATACAATTGATCTTTCTGGCCTCCAGAAAACTTGCTCAAAAACTTCTATTGTTTTTTTTTATCAAGCTCTTCTTCGGTGGCATTTGGATTCTGTATTTGCTCTTTTACATAATCTTCAATTGATTTCATTCCTTCAATTTCTTTTGTAAGTTTTTCATCAAGTGGTTTGTCATCCCGACCTGGCGTAACTTTATATTCTGTATTCATTCCAGAGCCAGTTTTTGTGATGATCAAATCATAAGGAG